AAAAAATAATAGACTAATGATACAATTTTTTGAGGTTACAAATGACACAATGAAAAAGCTCGACGCAGTCGATTTTGGTGTAATTGGGAACAAAAAGTATTTCTTTATTGGAAAAGTCTTTACTGACAGAAATAACGTCAACACGTTCGTTCACTTGTTCACAATGGTGTTTTCATGACGTATTATACATTTGCAAAGACAAAGTTGTTAAATGTTGATAATACGTTTGCACGTCTTATTGCACTTGATACAGATACGTTAACATTTGAGTTCGCGTATAGTGTTTCACAAGTTAATGTCATTCACAAAAATGCGTTGAAAGTACATATTAACGTTTATTCTCGCGCAATTGACGCTGTAACAATTCCATCTGTTACAAATGCACAAAACGCACAAAACGTAGTTCCTTCGTTGTTAACATACGTGACTAATGTAAAAAAGTCAATCAGTGATCAGAAACAATATATTTTAGCGTCTAAAACTTCTGATGTGTCAGCATACGTTAATAATGCGATATTATCAGATGTTAACTCTGGATATTCAAAGAATGACATATTTTTGCTTCAAAAAACAAAATTAAGTCTTGTTCAGAACGCTGCACAAGTTCCAACGTTAACGTTTCCTCAAGGAGTAACAAAGTATTCAATTTCAAGTGCAGAAACTTTTATCAACAATTTATTACATGACGGTGTTGATCCATCGAATGTAGTCAATTTGCCAAATACTGCAATTTCAGCAAATGAAAGCGTGTCAGGAATTTCCAGCAATGTCAAAATTGATAATTTGTCATCAATAAAAAAATTACAGGATTATTACATTTTTCCTGAACAAATATCAACAATTGGGTATTCGCTCGTCAACGAACCAGATGACACAATTGTTATTTTTACAAAAATAGTAGTTCAAAGAAAACAATTGTTGACATCAAAACTTTACATCAAATTTGATTTGACCAATACGTCATCGATGGTTATTGACACAATCACAAAAGATTTAGATACAAGAAAATATATACAACTATTTTCTACGCCGACGATCGAACCTAGTGTGTTTTTCAAGCGTTCATCACAAAATACATCATTCATTGAAATTATACAAAATGATAAAAAAGCAAATTCAATAATAGTTTACAGAAAAAATGTTTCAACTGTAATAGTAAATGATACAAACGGGTATTTTTTGCTTGGAACGTATAATTTGAATAAATCTGAAAAAATTCGAATTCCTGTTGATGAGTGTACAAATTCATTCATAATTTACAGAATTATTTCAGCAAATAATCAGATTATTAGTGACACATTTACAAATGTTGTTGTTACACCTCGATTTCACATTAATGAAAAAACGATAGTTTTAAATGCGTTGCAAATTGAGAATGGAATAAAAATACAAGCAAATCACATTCCTGTAAGTGTTGTAAGCGTTGAAATCGTAGTCAAAAATTTGACTTATAACGAAAGTGATTATAAAAGTGTAGATCAAAACGTGCATTTTATTAAAAATGAATTTAGTATTTTACATAATGTTATAGTTGTTGACAATAATGTTAGTAAAGGTAACGTGTATGAATATGCTGCAAGATTAACATACGCTACAGGAGAAAAAGAAGTTGTTGGTTCGTGTATAATTGAGTACATAAAATCAGAGGTTGACAAAGTTTTTACAACAATACAAAACGTTCAAGTAAATTCGGGATTGGTTGATGTTTCGTTTGACGTCTCAACAAATGTGTCTGATACTGATAATTCAAACACAAAAGCGTTATTAGAGGCCGCAGGAATAACTCAATACGATGATTTGTTGATAGCAACAAGATCTGCGCTAAACGTTTTGATCGCACACAACATACAACGTGTTGATCTCACAACGGGGGAACGATCTGATTTTGGAATTATCACTACAAATAAATTTTCTGATAAAGCTTTTTCGAAAAATAATTCTGTAAAAGCACTTCTGCCAACACACACGTATCGATATGAAGTTATGCCTTTGCTGCGTGCGTCTGACACTTTATTTTATGATTTAACAGAAACTGCGACTGACAAAGAGACGCAAAAGTCGTTCAGTTACAGTCCTGCAAAGTATTTAAATCCATTGTCGTTAGACAATGGCACACTGTATTCCAAAGAAGGAATAAAGCGTTTAAATGCAAAAGATCAAATGTCATATGGTGCAGTGGGAAACATAGTCACAATGAACGCCTCGTTTAATACCGAAGCGTCAACTAGGGCGTCGTTATTGTTAGAACGCGTTGATAGTCGTACGATTTTGATCTCGTGGAGAGCGACAGACATAGCATCAATTGATCATTTCATAGTGACATTAAACAACGTTAATGTAAAAACGATCGTTGGAAGAGTACATTCACAATCTGAAAATTGTCAATTTATTCATTCGTTGACAAGAAATAATATTGGTGAATTACGATATGGAATTGTTCCGGTATACAATGATTATACAATTGGAACTGTTGTGTACACAAATTCAATCATTGTGGAGAGCATATGACACTTCAACAAACGTTATCTACGAACGGGTCGGCAACGTCGTTAGGCAACATTCAAATACAACCTGTGAATGATGTGAGTGGCATTGTGTTATCAAATGCAACGCCAAGCCTAAATTCGCTTGGTGGAGTTTCTGCTCATGAAGTTCCAATTTCTCCGTCATTGTTACACTTCAATGATCAATCAATCGATTTAATAAAAAATGTTAATTTAAAACAAATAATTGATTTTATTTTGTCTGATGACGTTTATACATTATCTCCACTTGAGAACAAGTATAATACGATATCGTTGACTTTTCCGACGATAAAAACAACAAATCAAAAAATCTTTTCAGAAAAAATAAAATCTGAATATGAAAGTTTGACAAATGTTTCACAAGAACGTCCTGAGATATTATCTGTAATAGATTTTTTGCCAATATTCAACAATGATGCGTATCAACAACATAGTTCTTCAGACAATGATGTAACGTTGTTTATGACGTCTGCTGGCAAATTTGTAAACACACAAATGCAAGTTAGAAATTTGTTATTTGATAACATCTCATCAATGGTAGAAAGTTTAAAAGAAATTAATGCAAATTTGTCACAAGTATGTGATAAAACAAGCAATGATTTTTATAAAAATTTGTTGTCATTGCGCTTAAAATTGCAGACTTTAAATCAATTATTGGTAACAATAAATGACACAAAACAACATTTTAATCTTCATGACAGTTCATACGTTCTTAACGCGTCAAACATAATTGACACATTTGTTACAAATTATGCAACTGATAAAACATCGGTAGATCAGCTAAAGACGTTGAATATAAATTATGGATTTAGAATAAAAAGTTTGATAGATGTTTTTGTCAAGTTGGGATATGTTGAACAAGTTGTTAAAACGAATTTTTCTTCAACTAAAATGTGGTTACAGTTATTATCAGAGTATAAAACGATACTATCATATCATTCTTTAGATTTGTTAGAACTTGATCATACAACACAAAAAAACGACGTTAGTGCAACGACGATAACGTCGACTACAAATACTTTGTTTTATGTCATAAACAATAACATTGCAACCGCAAATGATTTTATTGTAACAAAAACGTCGTCTGATTTGACCACTAACGTAGCTGACATATTGTCAACGTATAATTCATTGTATTCTACTACATTTAAAACGAATATCATAAAAATATCAGCGTTATTGTTTTTTCTTTCAAAAGAGTACAGACTTTCTTTTGGAATTAGTGAAAATGCAGATCTGTTATTAAATTCATATAATTACACGGTGAAAAAATCTGATTTTACGTCTAAATTACCTGAAAATATAGCTGTTTTTGATCAAATATTTGGAACGCAAAAGAACATAACGGCGTTGCCAACAAACACTAATTCAATATCTGCGTTATCACAAACGTCTTCAACGAACAAAAACGTACTAACGTTTGAAACACAACAATTGAACACAGGAAATAATTCATTTCTTGCGGGAGGTGAATATTACATTAATAATGCAGATGTTCTTGATACGACTAAAATATTGAATTTTTCAACATTGCTTGACAATACTTTACAGACATTTTGTAAGACGGCGGTAGCACTTGATTTTGTGTATTCAAATTATGCCAATACAACTGATTATGCTTTCGCATTAAATAATCCCGCAAATTTATTTTCGTTGATTTTTTTAAGATTTCAAACGTTTACAATTGCAAACGATCCGCTGTGTCCAGTGTTTGCGCTTGCAAATAAAAATGCACAACTTAAATCTGCGTTATTTTTGTACACAATGTATGTTATCAACAATATAAATGTTACAAAAGAATTATTTGATGAAATCACGCGTATTATACAAAATACGACCACTGATATATCAAAAACGTTAAAAACTGTTCCAGATAGTAACTTGTTGATAACTAATGATGCGATTGAAGGAATGTTGTTTGATGGAACAAACGTCATTTCGTTATTAAGAGAAATATTTAGCGGAGTTATGGCAGCATATGATGCTGTCATGAGTGATCTACATACAAGTTATGGTGGATTATCTAATTTGACGATTTATATGGTTATTTTTGACATTGTTGTTACACTTTGTGATGGGTTGGCAACAAACGCAATTATTGGAAAGACGTTTATTAGTTCACTTGTGCAACAATCAGCACTAACGTACGTGTTATCACCGACAAATGTTTTTGATGAAAATTTTGTAGTGTCAATTATTGGAAAACTAAATGAAGAAATTGCGACTTCACAATTAATGTTTTATTCAGTATATGCAATAATAACAAATTTACAATCTTCTGTAAAAAATTATATTAACAATGTAAACGTAGGTAACATTGCAAATACGGTGCAAGACATTGCAGATTTAATTGGTGGTGATAAACAAAAATATTTAATGAGCACGCAACAAATTTATTTGTTAAATAATTCGTTGTTAGATATTTTTGAAAAGTTTACAATAAACACAACAAATGTAAAATCGCTCGATGACTTTTTAGTGTCATCTATGTTTCGAGCGTCTTTTTATAACGTATTTTCAGATCCTGCTTTTACTTCTAAAAAAGGTTCAAATAAAAAACTTTTTACAGTCGGCGTTCCGGCTGGATTATCAGATAGTCTAAGACAACAAACAAATGTACAAAATTTGACGTCATATAAAGATAAGCAGATTGATTTGATCAATTTGTGTGTCTATAAAATAGACATTACATATGATGACATAGTGTATAAACCACAAAAGTTTTTGTTTGATTTATCAAGATTTACTCCTCGTAACGATACATTATATTTGCAAAATTCGAATAAAACGTTATTAGACGTCGTAAAATCAATTCCAACTCGTGACGCATCAATTGTTAATGATAGTTCAAACGTGCAATATTATTCTCCTTCAAACACATCACTTACTGCTGCATTTGATGCAACGTATGATTTTTTGAATAGTGAACAAAAGTATCAAATCGCAAAAAATCATGTGCTAAGTCTAATGATTGATCACTATGTTAGATTTTTAACCGGTGTATCAGTTTCGGAAGATAGTTTTACAATGGGTGACGTTGAAAAACTGATTGATACGACGTTAGTCAGACAGCTAATTGACGCATACGTGATGTTGTCAACGTCGACAACGATAACAACGAACGAAGCTTCGGGTGGCGTGTTTTTTTCAAACGTAATTCAAAGCAACAACGTTCAAAGTAATTCAGCGCAAAATCAAACATCTCTTGCGATGCAGCAAGCGCTATTATCTGCTAACTCAAGCTTAACACACGTTTCTCAAAATATTTTTGATGCAGTAGTTCACGGAATAAGGACAATTGGCAGTATGTCTTATTCGTTAACATCATTGTCTGATAAAATCAAATGTTCAAAAAAATTGTTAATGCCAAAGATGTTTGATAGAATTTTTAACGTAGCTGTTGATCCGGATGATTTCGAAATAGACGTGCAAGAAACAAATAAATCTCACGCAGGAACACAAACGTTATTACAACTAATTTCTACGGGTGACATAGTTGCAACGTTACCAAACACTGCGACAAAAGTGCCGACACAATTGGCGGTGAATAATGTAAAATCTCTTGCTGAAGGAACTGCAACGAACAAATATACGTTTACTAGTAAAGATAAAAACGCAGGAGATCCAACTTTTGAAAAATATTTTGTTACAATTGAAATGTTTGGTGATAACACTGCGTCGTCAATACAACTAGTTCCGACGCTATCGAACAACCCGTTACCTGCTCCGGCATAAGCAACCTAATTAAAAATATGACAATAACGTCTTTGCCGACGACTGAAGTTTATAACGTGACTGTTCCCGTTGTCGACGATTTAACGTCGGAATTTTTTTATAACTTTTTTTCAGTCGACGAATATACAAATGACTTGGGAACAATTAATTCAAATGAATTACTGTTAAATTCTTCAGACTCACCCGACGCCGCATTTTTTCAGTATGCTGTTACAAAAATGCCAAGAATGATTGTTTTATCGTGGTCACCTGTTAGGTATTCTGACGCAATTGACAGTATTCAGTTCCAAAATGGAAGTTTAATTGGTCAGAATTATTCTAGCATAATTTCTGAAGACGCACTGTCAAAATCAAAATTTTTATCAATTTCTTATTTTGATGGTGAAACACAGGACAAAAGGTTTACGCTCGTTTCTGGTTCATATTCATCGCGCACATTTTCAAGTAACGTGCCGACAAATACGTCTCCTGAAAAAATTGCCGCCGCAGCGAACGTAATAACACCATCTACTGTAACGCAAGACTTTTTGTTGTCATCAATGACAAACTTAGCAAAGTCAGCAGGAGCGTATTTTACGGCAACAACGCCAGGTGAAGAACAGCCAATCGTTAATGCAACGTTTAATGGAAAATTTTTAAAACCTGTTCTTGAGCGTCAAATGCTTGATCCAACGTCACCGTACAGCGTTGATTTAGTCAACGTATATAAGTTTACATCACAATTGGAATTTTCTCAATTTTCTGACATAACTGACGATGATTATAAGACGTACGTTCCATACTTTAACATAAACATCATTGACGAAAGCATGATACACACCACACAACCTGAAGTTGTTGGGTACGTTGTTGATAAGACGGAAATTACTGGCGATGGGTCAGTCATACAACATCCCCAAATAATTCTTGAGAACGCAAAAGCAAATAAATATGTTGATTTTAAGGTGAAGTATGGTTCAACATATTCTTACACAATACGTGCGATTGCTGCCTACACGTTGTCCGCAATAGACGTAATAACGAATGACATCGCGTTGTTGAGGACGTTAGTCACAGGTAAGTCGTCAAGCAACGTGTACTCACAAGCAATAGACACTCAAGCTCCTCCGCCACCTGCAGACGTAGACTTCAGGTGGGACTACGACAATGATAGGCTTGTCATAAGTTGGTCGTTTCCTGTCAATTCTCAACGTGACATTAAAAAGTTTCAAGTGTTCCGACGTGCTTCATTGAACAATTCATACGAGCTAATAAAAATGTATGATTTCAATGACGCACAAACAGTCGTCAATGATCTTGAAAATAACATCAACAAATCGCTCGTGCAAAAACTTACGTCACCGTATAACATTTACTTTGACGAAGATTTTGATAAGGTGCAACACCACAATGAAAATTCAGCGTTGATCTACGCGTTGGCAAGCGTTGACGCACATGGATACACGTCAAACTACTCAATGCAATTCGCAGTGTGGTTTGACAGCTTCAAAAACAAGGTTCAAAAAAAGTTAATTAGTCATTCTGGCGCGCCAAAACCTTACCCAAACATGTACTTGATGGCGGACGCGTTCATTGACACGATACGCGTCCACGGCCCAAGGACGACGCACATGAAACTGTATTTCAACCCACAGTACTACTACATCATTGACGCAAACGGCGCAAAGGATCATGTTATCTCAACGTTGCAGGAACACGGTTCGTACAAGGTGAACATCATAAATCTCGACAGTCAAAAGAGCGACATGATGACAATAACGATAGACGATAAGCAAAAGCCAATAGTGCTTGGGCCAAGACCAATAGCTCAGGCGTGAGAGTTGTACACAGAACTGAGAGTGGATTAATAATAATTTGATGATAATTTACTGTCTGACGAACACCGTCAATGGGAAAAAATACGTCGGAATGACGACAAAGACGCTTGAATATCGTGTTGCAGGACATTTTGGCAATGCAAGTCATGACAGTTGTATGTACATTTTGCGTGCAATCGCAAAGTATGGAAGGGAAGCGTTTGTTCCGAGCGTGTTGCAGGAGTGTGCAACGTTTGAAGAAATGGTTGAGGCGGAGAAGTTTTGGATAGCAAAGTTCAATACGATGGATCACACAATTGGATACAATTTGACGTCTGGAGGTGAAGGAACGCCTGGTCACAATGTATCTGATACAACGCGACAATTAATGAGTGAGTTTCACAAGCGTGAAAATATGAAGCCATCAACGATTGCATTGATATCGCATGCCGCAAAGATACATTATGATAATGGTCATGGTGAGTACATGAGGTCTCGAAGAAAGTGTGGAAAGGATCACTTTTTCTACGGGAAGGCTTTTGGACGAACGGGTCCGTTAAGTGAGGAGACAAAGCGAAATATTTCAATTGCACGTTCTGGAACGTTCTTATCAGAAGAACATAAAGAAAATATTGGAGTCGGTGTTAGAAAATATTATGATGAACATCCTGGACCAAATCTTGGAAAATCGTGGACTGAGCAACAACATTTGAACGATTGGCATAACAGATTATTACGAAAGAAGCCTGTGTTTGGTTTTGATGTTGAGGGTGAGTGTTGTGTAATGTATTTTTCAATCAATGACGCCGTGATTGCTACAAGTTTGACACGTGGAAATATAGCGAATGTCAAAAAGAAACAAATTTTTTTTGATGGGATTACTTATTTCAGAAGTGCAAAAACGTTTGTCGAGCTAAAACGTGATAATAAGGATTAAATCATGGGGCTATTAAATAATAATACCGCAAATTTGCTTTTAGATGCCGTTTTAACCGATTTGGGCCGAAGTTACTTAGCACGTAACGATGGTTCTTTTTCAATCGTAAAATTCGCCCTAGGTGACGACGAAGTTGACTATGGCATCATTCAAAAGTACGGGCGCGCTGTCGGGATAGAAAAAATAACCAAGAACACGCCTGTGTTTGAGGCATTGACAAATCCTGCTCATGCGTTGAAGTACAAGCTCATTAGCATATCAAATCCTAACCTACTTCGTCTGCCAACACTCGCGCTATCAGGTGACTCGAACGTTGATGGAGCGGGCGGCACAGTCACGTTGGGTAGAAACTCTCAGAAGTCAGCAACGGTAATTCTACAACAGACAATTCAAAATGAAACCACGATTGACGTTGAACTACGAGACCAGACGTTCATCGTTGACTTGCCAAACTTGTTCTTGCAATTAGTCAGCACCACGCCTGAAAACATAGACGGGCAGCAACGAGCACAGTATTTGTTATCGAGGACGCCCACCCAGAACGCGTTCGGTGGGTCAAGCTGTCAGTTTACGCTGAACACAAAGTCAATTAACGATAGTTTGTTCGCGGTGTATGGTAGCACGACAAATAAACAGATTATCAAATCTTATGTGCGTGTTACTGGACTTCAGTCAGGCGCAGTTAAAGACATTGCAGTGTACATAAATAAAGTTTTGTGATATATTAAACTTTGAATGTACGTTCGTACAGAAGTTGTGCCATCTGTTTATCGTCCCGTTGTTGGAAAACGGGTAAGTGTATTTGTGTGTGATCAATGTGGTATCGAATACAAACGAAAATATTCAAAATGTCATGTAGGTGTACAAATATCATTTTGTTCAAAACAATGCAAATATGATGCAACAAAGCGCGGTGGGATAATATATCCACATCACTTATTTACACCTGAAACACGTGAAAAAGCTGAACAAACGTACATTGAACGATATGGAGTGCCTTTTGGTAAACTCGCAACACTTGATGACATAAAACAAAAAATTGTTGTAACAACGCTAAAAAATTATGGTGTATCAAATGTATTGAAACTTCAATCAACGATTGAAGCACATCGAACCGTTTGTAGAGAAAATGGTAATGAAATTAATCAAAAGCGCGTAAACACGTGTTTAGAAAAATATGGCGTTCCTGTAGCAATGCAAGCAGAAGAAGTAAAATCAAAAATTGATTATCATGAAATAGCTCAGAAATCGCATGATACAATGAAAAGAAATGGCACGTTTAAGAAGTCAGGTCCAGAAAACAAGTTATATGAATTATTGTGTGAAAAATTTGGTAACGATAATGTTGAGCGACAAACAAAAGTGAATGGCTGGGCGATAGATTTTTATATCAAAACAATTGACTTATACATACAACTTGATGGTGTATATTGGCATGGATTAGACAGACCAATTGAAGATATTAAAAAATTTGAACACAAGCGCGACAGTGTCATTTACACAACATACATGCGAGACATAGAACAGGTCATGTGGTTCAAGGAAAATAACAAGCGACTTGTGCGTGGAAACAGTGTGGAAGAAATATTTATAAAATTATCTTGACTTACAGATCATCACTTTGACTATATGTCATCGTTCCAACGTGCTCAGGCACGTTGGGTTTTTAAGTGACGAGAATTGTGTGGTGAGTTAAAATTTATTAGAGATGTTTTTGCGAGTTGAAGAAGAAATTTTTATTAATAAACGATGGGGACATGAACAAACTCGTAACGTTGATGTGTTTCAATGTGATGAATGTAATAAAGAATTTAAACATGGAACACAACGAGGCATGTTAAATTTTTGTTTAAAAGAATGTAGAAAAGCTTCACGTTCTCATGGAAAACTTTTACAAAAAGTAAAACAAGTAAATTTAGAACGTCATGGTGTTGAATTTGGTGGTCAAGTTATTGGTGCGGCTGAAAAAATGATTGCAACTCGAATTGAACGTTTTGGTACATCAACACCAATTCATTTTAACGAAGAAATATCTGCAAAGTTTCGTAAAACAATGTTGGAAAATCACGGTGCAGAACACCCTTCAAGGGCAGAAGACGTTAAAGAGAAAAAGAAACAAACGTATCTTGAAAGATATGGAATTCCAAATACGTTTGTAGGTGATTCGCCATTTAGATCTTCAAACGAAGATTATAGTATTTTTGGTGCAAAAGGATATCGTTCACTTGTGCAAATTTCACAAGGAAATAGTTTATCAAAACCAGAAAAATTATTATTAGGCTTTCTTGAAGAGAATTATGGACAAGTTAAAAAACAAATAGAAATTTTCCATGATAATTCAAAAAAGCCGTGGTTAATAGACGCATATGTGACAAGTATTGATACTTATGTTGAACTTGATGGTGTATTTTGGCATGGGTTAAACAAAACATATGACGAATTACATCCTAATAAACGGTTGCAATATGATCGCGATAGAAAAAAAGACGAATGGTTTAAAAACGCGGGTTTAAGACTAATTAGATTTACGGATTTACAAATAAATGAGTGTTCAAAAACAGGAAATTGGGCTTGCGTAACTGCAACGCTCGGAGGATAAACCAACGGCAATTTTTAAAGAATTAACCAGCGCAGATATCAAATCTTCAAGATCTTTCTTGTCACAGCTTGTTGACGTCTTGCAAGAAGACGTAAGTCAGTCAGTTTCTCGGAGAAAATTTCAGTCTTTTGTGACAGGTACCGTCAGCTCAATTGGTGTAACCTCCAGCCTCTTTCAAACAGTCTACGACAGTGACTTCACGCTTCAGACTTCTAATGCAATCATGGACATGACGTTTGGTTTGTTGCCGGGTGGTTCAACCGTCTTAACAAGTCAAACCGCGGTCGACAGTGCGGGTAAAGAATTGTTTCCATCGTCTTCGTTGATGATGCGTGAAAAGATGGACGTGTACAGGCAGTTCGCGCAGTCTTTGCTTGGCGACGCAACGCAGGCATTTTCGTCTCCGTTCGACAGCACTTCGGCGGGAGATCAAATTGACTGTGCGGTGTTCATTGCCTTCAAACGCCTCTTTGCGCGAGACAAGATAAAGCGTGAAACTCTTGCAATGAGGTTTTATCAAACTGCGTCAGTCGCAATTCCAAACCTACAAACGAATTCATTTTCAGGATCAGCAATATACACCGACATGGGTGCGGCAACTAATAAGCTCACTGCTTTTGGTGGCGAAGTTGGAAACGTGATTGACAGTGCAAACACGTCGAAGGGCGTTGGCTTGATGTTCTACGACAGAGGCATACTTGTGCTTGACTTGGCAAAAATAACTAGCGCAAGTCAGTATGTAAACGGCACAATAGACGCAGTCACGCCCACTGGGCAAATGGTGCTGGGTTCAGCAGGAACTGAAACTGCGGGCAAGTCAAAGTTCATTCCAGACTTTGTTGTGTCTGCAAGCATAGACAACATCATAGATCACGTCGCAGGTTGCAGAATGGGCAGTGGAAGCAACACTGAAATCACGTTCCAAAACGTGACTAACATTAATTCATCGTTGATATTTTGCAGGGCGGCTGCTGACGAATTCAACTATAGCTCAAACGTGACTTTCACTGACGACACGTCGAGGATAGTCGTGATTACTCCGGGCCAGGAAGACGTTGAAAGCTCGTTCACGTTCATCACAAGTGTGGGACTGCTGGACAGCAATGATAATTTGCTCGCTATTGGCAAGGTATCGAGGCCCATAGAAAAATCTAGCGAGCGCGATTTAACGCTTAGACTTCGCATCGATTATTGAAATCAGAGTATAATTATTGAAGCGAAGTAAATTTGTGTGCAATGTGGTAGAATGCGCGTATGTTGAAAAAGTGTGCGTTTCTTTTTCTCCTATTTTCATGCGCGCCAGCATACGTTCGCATTACACAGCCTGTTCATGAACGACAACGTGCACGTTGTGTTGTGTATCACCGCGACAATGTCACAATTCCAGATAGTGAAATGCGCGCTTGCTCACGTACTGAACAGTCTCATGGTTCAATCACGTTGCATCGTGGTGACACTGGTTCAGGATTGTATGATACACCTTGGTGGTGCACGAAATGGCTCGTTGAAGCAGTGATGAATTCGAGAGGGTTTTGTGACGTCAAGTTGTCAGACGACAAAGTGTTGCGTGCGTCTTACTGCGGTGCCACGCAGCCGTTCTTTGCACCAGCGCGTTTGAGTTGGGTTGTTGTGAAAAGTGAACATAATATTGTCGGGAGCATAAATTAATTTTATGAAAACTACTCGAATTGAAAAAGTTGAAGTCGACAAAGAATTTCACTCGTACACATGTGACTTGTGCGGCGTAGAAATGCACGATCAACACTCTACAAGAACAAGAGAGTGGAATAAGGTTGCGCGTGAAGAAGACGTTCGCATTGAAAGCTGGACATATCCAGATTGTGACGAATATGATGAAGGTAGCATGTACGTCACTGGATTGAACTGTTGCGTCAAATAGTCATCCCACGAGGGGATAACCTTGGCACGAACCCGTGGGTGGCATCACCCACGCTTCGACCGTCGACACGCGTTTGATCGCGTGACGTTTGGGCAATTGACTGTGCCCTGCCTCAACAAACGACAACGTGTTTGTCTCGGATGTTTTTTGCAGCGTTGAAGTCTGCATGTTCTTTGTGACCACAGCTCAAGCAAAAGAAGTTTGATCCGCTCCTGTTTTCTTTCTGACAGTGCCCACAGGCACTGCACGTCTGCGACGTGTATCTCGGGTCGACCTTGACGACTTGCACGCCAAGTGCTTCGCACTTGTATTTCAAGAAGTTTTCAAGCTCGCAAAAGCTCCAAGAGCTTAAGGCTTTGTTGAACTTTTTGCCCTTCTTTTTTCCTCTTCGAATGTTCGTCAAGTCTTCCAAGACGTAGACTTTGACACTTGGATCAGTAGCCAATTCTTTGCTTAAACAGTGATTAAAATCTCTGCTGAACCGCCTTTCTCTTCCTGAGATTGCTCTCAACAATCTCCTTGTGGAACGAGTGCCTTTTGCAGAGAGCGTTCTTCTTAAGAACAGGTGTTTTCTTTGGTTCTTTCTCACTTTCTTTGAGCTGTAAAATATTCCCTCAGAAGTGACAGCTACGTTCGTCAGTCCTCTGTCAATGCCAACTATTAATCCGTCTTGTTTCAGTGTAACATTAAATGGAACGTCGAACACGACGTTCGCATAAAGTTCATTGTTTTGTTTTTCGAACTTTAGCTGAACGAGCTTTGCAACACCCTTGCTCATGACTTCAGAACACCAGTCTGCAAACTTTAGCTCGCATTTGACGCGACCGTTGACGGTCGCGAGTGACAGTGAATTCTTTGTCATCGTGAAAGTTCGCTTGTCGTATCTTAGCGTTGACGTCGAAGACGTCTTGTGAGGCTTGAACTTGAACTTCAAAGCCTTGACGCTCTCCAACGCGTTGTCACGCGTTGCTTGAAGCAAAGCTGACGGAAATTTTGGGTGAAGAGCTCGCTCGTAGCCGTACAGAGCCTCATGAGCCTTCGGCTTTGACCAAGAGCGAACCTTGAAACAGTGTTCAACGTGGTCGTTGAACACCTCTGCAGAAGCACTCATTGTCTCAAAGATAGAATTTCTGTCTTTCTCTGAGAGTTTAAGCTTGAATTTGATAGTTCGCTTCACTTGAACTTAATTTAAAACAGGAGTGAACAAATGTTTGAAAATAGTTAGTTTTAAAAAAACAATTCATGTCATCCCACGAGGGGATGACTATTCTTGTCAATTCGAACATAAAATGTTTCAATGATAAAATCAAGCCACTCATTGAGAACACGTTTAACGTAAAATTCAATGTTGAGGTCATGTGATGAGAATTAGCAAATCAACAGCACTTTTAGTGTGTAAAGACGCTGAAATACTAACACATATGCGTCCAGTTTGTTTTTTACGTACAAAGTATGGACTTTTTGTTAGTGGAATACATCATATAAGACATGATGTTGTGACAATACCCATAGATAAATTTTGACGTCACGACTTACTTATAATCACTAATGTCGCTTCAACGCATCTCGCCACAGGACATCGAGGTAGTATCTGTTCAGACAAACCCGATCAGGCACTACGTCTCGAGTTCAATTGGAACTTCTGGATTTGTGCAGCTGTTTCCACGACAGACGCACATGTTAAAAGATTTTGCTCCGTCGAGCGCATACGTTGACTTGACGCATGACGATGCAGACTTGACGTCACTGTACAACTCAACAGTTCATATAGGACAAGGTGCTGTTTTAAATTCTGGAAGTTACCTCGCACATGACATTGCAAAGTTGTTCACGCAGACGCTTGATCAGTACTTGAATGCAGTGACCGCACAGATAACTTCTGCGAGAAACAGTAAGGTGCTTGACGTTGTCAGGTTCACGCCGGGAGTTGTGTACTCGCAAGACAGCGTTAGCAAGCTAATTGTCAAGAACTTACTAAACAATTACTACAACACGACGTACCCGACTGCGCACTGGGGCTTTACAAATTACAACACGTTGAATTTTTTCACCGCCTCGACAGTTCCAACGTCGAGCGTGTTAATTTACCCGAACGTTGACACTGAACACTCAGAGTTTCACGAGGGATACGTCAGCGGCACGTACACGCCGTCAGGGTCGTTCAGTTTTGATTTTTATGTCAATCCACGTTACAAACAATCAGTTGCTGACGTTGATTTTCATGCAGGCACAATACTTCACCTTTCGTCTACGTACGCGTTGTCTTTGATTTCAGGTTCGTTACGAGACGAAAATGGGAAAGCCGCAGCGTTTAGACTTCAGTTACAACTAAGTCACAGTGCAGACGTGCCGCCATCGTTGGCAAAGCCTGGAAATTATCCACAAGACTTGGTGTTTTTGTCTGACGATAACAGCCTGTTGTATAACAACTGGCACCATGTCGTTGTTAGGTGGGGAACAAATAACTTTTATGGTGGCACAGGATCATTCAACATAGACGCGGTTGATAGAGGAACTTTTTGTGTTCCAAGTGGGACTATAACGCCAAAACTAATGATCCCAGAACCTGATGTGTTGTGCATTGGAAATTACTTTGAAGGTGTTGGTTTTGGTGATGCGGCAGCAAGTTTATTCTTTGCGACTAATCCTGCCACTCGTGACGGGTTACAAATTTTAGTCAACGACGGTGGCGAACACGAAGCGCCTGTAGATTACACTTTTAATCACCCGTTGAATGCGGAACTTCACGATTTGTCAATGCGCAGGCGGTACATGTCTGACACTGACATCGCATTTTCTGCGTCAAAGCCACCCACGTCGCTCGACAAGTCGTTCATGTTGTACGTTCCACCGTTTTTCAGGCCAACGTCGCCAATGCGTGTGTTCGTGGGTGATCATGGTGGAATATTACAGACACCGTTCTTTGAAGTCGACGGCACGACTATTGATCCTTTCAACGTTGCAATGTCATTTGGCGTGGATGGGCACTACATGAACATTGAAAATTACGTTCATGATTTTGCAAGCGATTTAGATCCCTTGCTTCATCACATGACAGGCACAGCAATAGCTACGACGACTGACGCATTGTTTGCAAATGATTTCTTATATGCTCAACCCTTTGTTGTACGCAGGAACACGTTCATAATGCCATGTGATGATGGAAACTTTGTTCCAGGGTTTGAGCTGTTGATGAGCGAGAGCAAGACGTATAACAAGTTTGTCGATGACTTGGGACAGACTGACTTCACGATGGTGAACTTAGACAACCTTGTCACGACTGCGTCATTGTTGTTTGGCAGTGACTTCGATCAAGGAAACATTGAAGACACGACTGCGTATGCATTTTCTAACGATGCGATTGGGTTTTCGCCTGAAAAACCTGCAGGTGCAATGGGTCCAGCATACACGAACTATGCGAGAAGCGTCAATGCTGCGATTGCAAACAACGAGTTTGAACCGGGCATTCAGGGTGGCGCGCCTCTGACAATATATCAACGCACCCGCGATCCATCTTCAAATCAAGTTACGTTTTTTAGCATAAGCAACATATTTTACGGTGACTCGATCAAGCCGCAAAGTTTTTATGTAAAAGACGATAATCTTTCAGGTTCTGCAGGTGCAATCTCAATAATCCTTCGCGACGACGGGTACGGAAACTTGTACCGTGCAGACTGTTTGACGAAGCAGGCCACATGGAACTCATGTGGAAACTTGTACTATAACGAGGGATTGGCAGTGATCAAAAATCCTTCATTAAACTTCTTTGGAAAAGAAAAGTACACGATTGATTTACGAGGAATGCACAATGTGCACGTCATGAAGATTGACGTGTTTGCACAGGCAGGTCAGATAAATTCGTCGAGCAATCCGACTTATTTAAACCTCCCACCAAGTCTAATGGCAAATGAGTGGGACGACACGTTCGTGCAACTATCGGGAATTAATTTTCACGATGACAACATGAACGTCGTCGCAAAGACTGCGTTTGCTCAGCCAATAATCAAGCGTGCGTCAGACCGTCTCTGCGTTCGCACCAAGATTGATTTTTAGTATTACGTTTTTGTTTTTGTAATACTTATGTCTATGAAGACATTGACACTAAAAGTTCCTGATGAATTATATGATGATGTGAAAAGAGCTGCTGAACTAATGCATGTGACAGTTTCTGAACATGTGCGTAATAAATTGAAATCAAAAATAATTGAGTCACGTACAACTCATAGATGGGTGTTATTGACAAAATACGTTGATGCGTTCATGGCGAAAAAAGTTGTATTACCAACGGTAATATCAACTGGATTTTCTCATATGTTTATTGAATTTCACAATTCATTGAACGGTTATGAACACAATAAAAAGTTTTTGTCAATGATTGGTGAAAATATCGATGTTGAATTGCAGTTTTTAGATGCATGTGGAAATATTTGTTCTTCATGGATATTAGTTGCTGAACCAATAAAGATATCGTTCACAGATTTAGACTATGAAAAACGTGATAACTTTGTGACAACCATTGAATTTAAAGTTCATAAGTTTGAGATGTCATGATTAATATAAAACTTATGAAAAAATTTTGCGTCTACGTTGACTTCATTGAAAAAGACGGTGAATTCATTCGTGGATACGTTGGAAAAGGAAATCAAACACGCGTTAACGGAAAAGAGCGTAATAAACAACATCAAAGTTACGCAAAGAAATACGAATGGAAACGTGTTGTTGGATTTGAGACTGACGACGAAAGCGAAGCTTTTGAAGTTGAAAAGACTTTGATACGAGAACTTCATACATTTATTCATGATCCTGAAAAAACTCATTATGCATGTAATCAGACGTTAGGTGGTGAAGGAATATCAGGTTATAAATGGAATGAAGAACAACGTCGCGAATTACGTGAAAAATGTAATACACCCGAAGGTAAAGCTCGAATGAGTGCTGCGGCAAAAATGAATACTGGAAAAAAGAGTGCAGAACATCGTAAAAAAGATAGTGATGCATTAATTGGAAAAAAGAAAACAATAGAACATCGAGAAAATTTACGTAAATCTTTTAACACACCCGAAGTAAAATTAAAACGTTCGGGTAAAAACAATGGTAGGGCACATGCAGTTGAGCAATATACGAAAGACAATGTATTCATTGCACGATATGAAACAATTGCTGAAGCAATATTAAAAGTAGGTAACGGACACATAGTCGATGTATGTACAGGAAGAAGAAAATATGCATGTGGATATTATTGGAAATATGTTGATGAATAGATATTCTTTAGGAGATATAAAATGAAAATCACGTCAATGTTATTAACAATGATTCTTGCAATGTCGTCAATTACGTCATGTGGGTTATTTCAACCACAATCACCTGTATCAGTTGTAACAAATGCCGAAACAATCGCTCGAACAACATTACAAAATGCTGCCACGGCGTGGCTTTTTGTTGTCCCGGTGTTGACTGTTTCACATCCTGACAAAGTTCAAGATTTGACTACAAAATACTATGCTGCGGTGCAAAAGGCGTCTGACGCTCTTGACGCTCTTGACAAAGTAAAGGCTTCTCTTGCGAGCGGTGTTACTGTAACTATCGACTTGAACACTGCGTTGAAAGCGGAGTCGCTTGCAATCGTTGAAGTAATGAATATAATTGCTGAAGCAAAAGCTGCGTCAGGAAAAGCAAAAGCTACGCAAAATAGTCATGCACAAAATCTTGGGGTGCCTGGCTATGACAATGCCCTCACAGGGTCAGATCAGCTTCGTTCAATGGTGAAGTGAGTGTCTCGCAGACGTCGTAAGAAGCGATATCACACCGGAATTCATTTAAGCGATAAACTGACGAGCAAGTGTGTCTACCGCTCGGGATGGGAAAAAACATACGCGTGTTTGCTCGATAATGATCCCACCGTAAAATCGTACAGCTACGAAAGTATCGTCATTCCTTACGTGTCGAACAAGACTACGAAAAAGGTACGACGATACTTTCCCGACTTTTTCATTACGTATGTCGATGGTTCACGTGTTCTCGTTGAAATAAAACCACGACGAAAATTGGTTCAAAAGACGGTGCAAAAAAAGCTCGCTGCCGCTAAAGGTTGGTGTTCGTGTAATGACGTGACACTCAGGATCATTACTGAAATAGAGCTAAAGGATTATGAACTGTCACAAAAAGAAGCGTCAGAATTGAAAACAATCTAAAAACTTCACGATGTTTCTTGCTGTCATTTCTATGTCGTCGACTTTCTCTACGACAGGAACATATTTTTCGTCTTCACGTTGTTTTACTTCGTCGATATAGTAGCAGTTTGTCCCAAATTCGTTGTGAATTAGCGTGACAAACTTTGTTTCATCTTTTCGCAAGTCAACAATAGTTTTTTTCTTTTCACCAACTGCAACGTTGACAACACATGCAGAACATTGTTTTTGAACTCGCCAGACAACATTTATGATTGTAACATCAGTGTAATAAAAGCTTTGGAGTTCGATATTTTCCATGAAAAGTTCTCCTATTGATAAATAGGAGAGAATTAGTTGTATACAATTTTTAACAACAATATTCTTTCAACCCTGCCATCGCGACGACATACGCATCAACTTCATCGTAACAAAATCCTTCAATCGAAACTTTGCCTTTGTTTTTTCCACGAGAACACGTGTTCGTTGGCCAAACTACGTTCTTGAGATCATGTGTAGACATATAGTCGAACACTTGCTGCTTGTGATCGATGCCAACTTTCTTTGCCTGTTGCATTTTCATTCCACACACTTTTCGTGCATGTGTACAAGCGATGAACGTGGGCGTGAGGTGAAGCAAATTACGTGCGATGTAACTTGCGACGCCATTGAATTGCATCAACGTTCCTATTGTCGCAGCGCTTGAACTACCCGACTGAAATTTTAACGCGGCATTTTCAACAAAAAAGTGCGTTGCTTTGTTGAATAATTTTCCATTCTGTAAAATTGACTTCAACACTTTTTCAAACTCATCGGCCTTTTCCCAAGGTCCTTCAAACTTTGACAAGTCGACATGTGCAAGCTCAAACTCACATTGCTTTGTGACAGCCGCAATGCCTACGACGTGAGTGCTGATGTCGAGCCCAAAAGAAACGATATCCATAAATGATTAATAATCTATGGAGAATTTTTTGAAATTTCATCCCTTAATACACATGAACTGTTTCAACGTGTGAACTTTTCTGACTAAACTTTCCTGCGCGTTCATGACTGCGTCAATGTTTTTATACGCTCCTGGCGTTTCATCAAGCA